AGCCTCTCGGAAGCAACCGCCCAAGCGCAATACTGCACGCTTTTTTATGCCCAGACCGTCGAGGAACTTCAGACGGATTTGGATTGGCAATTTTGCCGCAAATTGGCCACCGCCACGGCGGACGGCACGCCGCCGGCGTTTGGCTACGCCAACAGATTCCCCCTGCCGGCGGACTTTTTGCGCCTGCTGCGCATCAACGGCATCGACGAGGACGAGAACTTTGGCAAGTGGGAGATCGTCGGCGGGTTCATCCACACATCGCTGACCGGGCCGATCCAACTCGACTACCTCGCCAACATCACGACCACCACGCTTTTTCCGGCCGTCTTTGTCGAGTTGCTCACGGCAAAGCTCGCCGGCCACTTGGCCCTGCCGCTGACCGGTTCCAAGGAGCTGTTCGGGCAGATGATGGAGATCTACACCGGGACGCTGCAAAAGCCCTCGGTGACGGCGCTGACCTTGGCCCAGGCCAAAGATCGCACCGCGGCCACGGTCAGCAACGAGGAGATTTGCCGGCAGGCCATCCTCCGCATCGGCACGGCCGAGCAGCTCGGGCCGTCCACCCAAGGCATGCTCTTGGCGCAGTCGCTCCTTCCCCAGGTGCGGGATTCGCTTTTGCTCACCGGCTCGTGGACGTGGGCCAATAAATCGACCACGCTTACGGCTGAGACACTTTCCCCCGAGTTCAAGTGGGCGTACAGCTATGCTTTGCCGAGCGACTGTTTGCGTGTTTACCGGGTCAACGACACCGGCAACCGTGTGACTGAAGCGGCGTGGGAAATTCAAGGCAACCGACTTTTGACCGATGCCGAGAGCGAGGCTCCGGCGTGGCTTACCGGCCGCAGTTACGTGGTGGGCAATGCCGTCACGCAAGGCGGGCTGGTTTACCGTTGCCTCCTGGCGCACACGGCCGGGACGTTTGCCACGGACTTGGCCGCCAATCGTTGGGTGCTTTGGACCGGCGGCGTGCTGGCTGTCGAGTACATCGCTCGGGAGACCGACCCGACCAAGTTTGACAACGGCTTTGTCGAGCTGCTCTCGACCACCTTGGCCGCCAAGCTCGCCGTGCCGCTGGCCGGGGATGTCGACAAGGCCCGGCTGCTTAACGGCGAAGCCGATGCCCTTTTGAAAACCTCGGCCATGCGCCGGGATTCGACCGAACGCCGGCTGCGCATCAAACCGGCTTGGGTCGACTCTCAACTGATCCGCTCGCGCTATGCCTAAATTTGACTTCTATCCCAGCTTCAATGCGGGCGAAGTCTCGCCGTTTATCGATGCGCGGACGACGCTCGAGAAATACCGCTCGGCCTGCCGCACGCTCGAGAACTTCCAGATCTTGCCGTATGGCGGCGTGGTGCGTCGCCCGGGGTTTCGCTTTGTCGGCGAGACCAAACGCAGCAACACGCGGTGCCGCCTGGTCGGATTCAATTTTTCCACCACGACCCGCTTTGTCTTGGAAATGGGCGTTGGCTACATTCGCTTTTGGCGCGGCATCGAGGGCGGGGGCGAGCAGATCTTGGCTTTAACCGGGTTCCCCCTCGAGGTGGTGACACCTTATGACGAAGAGGCGCTGCGCGAGCTGCAATTTGCGCAGATCAACGACATCATGTATTTCGCCCATGCGAGATACCCAGTCTACAAGCTCTCCCGCTTGGCCGACAACAACTGGACGTTTGAAGAAGTCGATTGGTATTACCCGCCACTGCGGGAAATCAACATCGAGGACACCACGATCTTCGCCAACGGCACCAGCGGCACGGTAACGCTCACGGCGTCCGCGGCAATCTTCAACCAAGGGCACGTCGGCAGCCAGTGGCGGATCGAATGGCCGCGCACCATCACCTCGAGCAACATCGAGATGAACATCTCCGCCGCGCACAACGTATCGAACACGATCGACGTGAAAGGTGCTTGGGATCTGACCACCTACGGCACGTGGGACGCGACGATCCAAATTTTGCGCATCCCCTCCGACACGTGGAAACTGGGGCCGATTGTGTGTGCGGTCACTCGCAGCAGCACCACGGCCACCGTGACGCACACGGCGCATGGTTTTGCCACCAACGACCGCGTGCATTTTTCCGGGAGCGCGGCTCCGTTCAACACCACCACGGCCGTGCAGATCACCGTGGTCGACGCCAACACCTACACCTACACGGTGGCCAACTCCGGATCGTCCTCGAGCACCGTGCGCGTGGAGAACATCTCGCAGATGGAGATCGTGCGGGAGTATGACAGCAACGCCGACCGCAACATCATCACCAGCGGCAACGAACTGGAACGCTGCGGGATCAAACTTTACGTCAAAGCCTGGACCAGCCAGACCAACGCCCGGGCGACTTTGACCGTGGCCAACCAGACCGTGGGCGGCCAAGTCAAGATTGCCACCGTGGCCAGCAATGGCCTTTCGGCAACCGCGACGGTGCAGGAGTGGCTCGGCACGGATGCGCAGAGCAACCGCCGCACCAAGCTCTGGTACGAGGCCGCTTTCTCCGGGTTCCGCGGCTTCCCGCGCTCGGTCGCATTGCACGAGCAGCGGTTATGCTTTGGCGGCAACACCAGCGAGCCCAACACGATTTGGTGCTCGAAGCTCGATGACTTTGAAAATTACGAGATGGGCACGACGGCCGAGGCGGCCATTAGCTTCACGCTGGCGGCCTCCGAGGGCAACCGGATCAACTGGCTGTACAGCCAGGCTGATTTGCTCGTCGGCACCTCTGGCGACGAGTGGACCATCGGATCGGCGGACACGGCGCAAAGCCTGTCGTCGACCAACGTGCAAGCCCGCCGGCAATCGAGCTACGGCTCGAAATACATGCGGGCTGCGCTGGTCAACGACGTGCTGCTTTTCGTGCAACGCAACGGCCGCAAGGTGCGCGAGCTGGTCTATGAGTTGAACAAAGACGGCTGGATCGCTCCCGATCTGACGCTCCTGGCCGAGCACATTACCAAGGGCGAGATCGTCGAGATTGCCTACCAGCAACAGCCCGACGCGATTCTTTGGTGCGTGCGTGGCGATGGCGTGCTCATCGGCATGACCTACGAGCGCGACCAAAAAGTCGTCGGCTGGCACCGGCACCTCACCGATGGGACGATCGAATCGGTCGCCGTGATCTACGGCATCGGCACGGAGGACGAGATCTGGATCGCCGTAAACCGTGTGGTCGATGGCGCCGTGAAACGCTTCATCGAGCGGTTTCAGTTGCAGTGGCGCGACCGTCTCGACAACGAAGACACCGACGGCTGGCGCTACCTCGACAACTACGTCAACAACCCTCCCAACGAATTTGCCGTGCAATCGGTCACACTGCTCGGGGGCAGCAAGCTCGAGATCATCCTGGACGAAGACGATTTCACCCTCGAGTTGGCCGATGGCGACTTGATCACCTTCCGCGACGTGGGCGGCACTGTTGAATTGAACGCCAGCTTCCGCCTCAAGGCCGACCTGGCTGACCCTTCGCAGTGGATCTTAACCGACCCAGTTACCGGGGCCGACATCGACACGACCGGATGGGGCGCTTACACGTCCGGCGGCGTAGCGGCCTTCGAGGCGGCCTACCCTATCCAATCGATCACTCTTTCCGGCTCGACGCTTACGTTGATCTTGGACGACGTGCTCTTCGATACCGAGCTGGCCAACGGCACGCAGATCCGCTTTGAAGCCGTGGGTGGCATGACCCAGCTCAACGGCACGTGGACGGTGCAAGCGACCAACAACCCGGACTTTTTCGAGCTGGTCGATCCGGCCACCGGCCTGCCGGTCGATGCGACCAGTTGGGGCACGTACACCTCCGGCGGCTACGCCGTGCTGGCCCGAGCCTACGCCGTGCCCAACCTCTCCGGGCGCGAGGTGACCCTTTACGACAGCGGCGGCACTTGGACGACCCAGACGGCGACCCGCGGCCGCGTCAACCGGCTGACCCAACCCTTGGCCGTGGGGTTGCCGTACACGTCGACCCTCCGGCCGATGAAGCTCGACATGGAGCTGCAAGACGGCACCAGCCAGGGACGCAAAAAGCGGGTGCATCAGATCTTGGCGAGAACCTACAAAAGCCGCGGCGGAGAGATCCGCACCAACGGAGGCGACTGGTACACGCTCGACCGGGACAACATCACGACCGGCGACCAGAAGATTGTCCTGGCCGGAGCTTTCGGGATCGATGCCGACCTCGATGTCCGCCAGACCGAGCCGTACCCGCTGGCGCTGCTCGCCCTCGAACCTAAATGGGACACCTACGGAAATGAGTGACACGACCTACAACATCCGGGCCTACGCGGTGGCTGACTTTGAGACCCTCACCGGCTGGTGGTTGGCGCACGATGGCCAGCGCCGGCCGGAGACGATCTTGCCCAAGTGCGGCGTGATCTGCGACATCGACGGCAAGCCCGCGGCCGCTTTGTTCCTCCACATGGACAACTCGTGCGGCATGTGCATGGTCGAGCACGCCGTGTCCCGCCCGGGGCTCTCGCTCAAGAAAGCCCGCACGGCGTTTGGCCATTGCGTGGCCGTGCTCAAGAAAATCGCCGGGCTGCACGGTTACCACACGATGGCCGTTTATTGCCCCGAGCCGATTGCCTACATTTTACAACGTGCCGGTTTTTCCCGCGGCGAGGAAAACTTGGTGCAACTCTTCAGCGCCGTAGAAACGGAGGTCTCCCATGGGTGATGGTGGATTAACCATGATGGCCGTTGCCGTGGTCGCCACGGCCGCGTCAACCGGCATCCAGATGTATTCGGCGCAGCAGGCATCAGCCTCGCAAGCGGCGATTGCCGATTACAATCGGCAGATCAACCAGCAGAACGCCCAGTGGCAGCAGATGGCGGCGCAACGTGCGGCCGACACCTCGGCTTTCAACGCGCAACTGCAAATGTTCAACGCGGAGTCGCAGAAGATGCAGGCGGATTTCAACGCCCAGTCGGCGAACTTCCAGAACGAGCAGATGCGCATGCAGAGCCAGTTCACCGACATGCAGGCCGAACTGCAAAAGAACACGGCGGCCATGCTGCGGCAACAAGCGACTGGTGAAGAGCAGCAAGCGCAGGAGCAAGCCAACCGCATCCGCCAGGAGAAAGCCCGGATCTTGGGCCTGCAACGCTCGCAGTTGGCCAAAGGCGGCGTCGTGAGCAATGCCGGGTCTTCGTTGTATGTGTTGTCGGAAACCGCCGATCTCTTCGAGCGGCAGGTGCTCGACACCCGGCTCTTGGCCAACCTCAACGCGAGCAAGGCCCGCTACGAAGCAGGCGTCACCGATTTCAACGCCGGCATCACGGCGCTCGAGGCCAATGCCATGCGCGACCAAGCCAACCTCAACGACAAGGCCATCGAGTTTAACCTCAACCAGGACATGTTTGCCTCGAACTTGAACTTGAGCGCCGCCCGCATGGCTTTCGACGACGCGCAGTTTGAGAAAGCGGCCGCCGGCGCCGGTTACCGCATCGCGCTCCGCCAAGCCGAGCTTGAGCACATGAGCGGCATGGCGCAAAGCCGTGCCACCGGCATGCAGACCTGGGGATCGCTGGCCAGCGGCACCGCCCAGATCGGCCAGCTCGGCATGAGTTACTACGGCAGCCGTCCGGCCAAAACACCAACCTACAGCACCAAGAGCTAAACATCATGCCAGTCATCCGCATCGCCGAAATACCAAACGCCGGGCCACAAGCCGTCGGCGCCAGTGGAGCCAACATCAGCGTGCCGCAATTTGGCGGGATGCAGGTCAACGCCCAAGCCGCGCAACTCACCGGAGCCGCCGCTTTGAGCGACACTAGCATCCGCCGCAGTGCGCAGAGCATGATTGCCCAAACACTCGAGCAGGATGCCTTCACGGCGGAGGCCGAAGCAGGGATGAAGCTCGGGCAGTCCATCGGGCAAATCGGCCAATTCGCCCAAAACGTCGCCGAAAAATTCAGCAAAGCCAAAGACACGGCCGACTTGGCCCGGGCGGAGACGATCATGCGGGCGGCCTTCGAGAAGCAGCAGAACGAGCAGCTCGAGCTGCCGGTGGACAAGTGGGAGGAAAACTGGACGCGCAACCTCGACCAGACACGCAAGGCACTTTCCGAGATCAAGATCAGCAACAACGCGGCCGCCGAGTTGACCCCCTCGTGGGAGCGGTGGAGCGATTTGTCCTCGCTGCAAATCAAAACACTGACGCGCAAGAAACAGATCGAAGGTTTCCAGATGGATGTGGACGCCAACGCCGCCATGCGCGTGGCGATGGACGACCTCACCGGAGCTTTTGCCATCTACGACCGCGCCGAACGCGACGGCATTTTTTCTCCCGAAGAGAACAATTCCCGCAAAGCTCGTTTGTACGACGACCAAGTGCGCAAAGCCAAGGAGGACAACTACAGCCGGTTGGTGGCCGACATGAACGCTGACCCGGACAACATGTTGCCGCTTTTCGAGCGTCGCTCCCGCGGCGAAGACGTGCCCGAGCTGGGCGACATCTCGCCGGTGCAGGCCACGACCTTGGCCAGCAACACGCAGACCGTGCTGCGCGGGCGCATGGGCGATATGGACGACGCGGCCGACCAAGCCATCCTCACCGGCGAGATCCGCACCCCGGAGGAGCTGCGCAAGCAGTTCCCCACGTTGCCCGAGCGCCGTCTGCTCGCGCACGAGAAGACGATGTCGGAGGTCTTTAACGCCAGCCCCGAAGCCTGGGCGCTGGTCACAGCAGCACGGCCGCGGATCATGGGCGCCATCGAAACGTACGATCCGGCGCAGGATGACCGTG